TATAAGGTACTGCTTCTGCACCTCTATGAGTATTTGTTCTAAAGTCAAATGATGATTGTATTCTTTTTGTACTTGCAAATATCTTATTATCTACCACAAAAGTTCTAACATCAAACTTAACAGGCATAAATTCTTGTATCAACAATTCAGCACCGTGTTTCCATAATGCCTGAATAGTAGATACTAGGGACTCATAACTATCAACTTTTACAACACCAATACCTTGCGTTCCTGTTAGAGTTTTTAAGACAACTGGAAACTTATTACCTATTAGTTTCATTGCGTCATCTATATTCTTCTCGTTTGAAACGAAAGCAGTTCTAGGTGTAGGTATACCAAACTTCTCAAACAATAGTGCTGTAGTTAATTTGTTATTACAAGTTTGCATTGCAGCTCTTGTATTACACATAAACGCACCAGAATTTTGAAAAGCAGATAAGATAGACATACCACTCTCATCTTCTACTGAACCTGCTCTGGTTACACAAACGGTATCTTTACCTATAAAAGTATGTTCGGTATCTTTACCATCATAATTATAGATTGTTAAAGTATTTTTCTCTTCGTCTTTACCTGTAATAATGGCGTGTCTAGTTTCAATCACAACACACTTAATACCTAACTCTTCGCAAGTATCGTTAATAAGTTTTACGGTAAGTTCTTTATCTTCTTTACCACCAACTTTTCTCTTCTTTAAGTTAGGATTAGTTTTGGTTACAACGGCAATCGTAATTGGTTTGCCTTCTCGTTCAACCTTTTCTGTTATGAAATCTTTAAACTTTGGTACTTGCATCCGAGGTCTCTTCCTTTTTGTCTTCTAGTTTCTTACCAATGTTATATTTAGCACTCAAATTCCATTCTTTCTTTTCTTTAAAAGGTAATACTTTTATCTGACTTAAAGGTGCCTTATCTTCGGCTGCCTCTTTCTTAACTACTGATATTAAGTTCCAATCTTGTAGTAGTACGGCGATTGTATTTCTTCTTTGAATATCGTTTTGAGTTAATGTTGCTTTCTTACCATCTAAAGCAAATAGTTCTTTGAAGTGTACAATGAAGTATTTACCTTGTTTATGAAGTATATGGCAAGATTGAAATAGGGTTTTGTCTTTACGACTAGCAACACCTATTCTAGTTAATGTCTCTCTTACTTTTAAAAAATCGTCAGGTTGCTTGATTGTTACCTCTAGCATATCCTCTGGCGACCAATTAACGCTATCTGTCATTTTCTTTTTCTCCCACCCTTTTGCAAGGATTTTTTTATAAGTTCAATTTGTTGTTTAGTCAATATGCTGAGAGCGGTCTTTGCTTTTTCATTACTATAACCATAATACTCTTTTACATACTCTAAATTTGAAAGTTTTTCAACTTTTGCCCAACGAGCAAATCGCTTTTTCTTTCTTACAATATTTAGTAAAAATTGATATTGTACTTTGTTTGGGAGAAAATGATAACCATTCATTTCGTTTGCAATGGGTAGGGTATCATTGTGGTAAGATAGACAACGATTAACAATAAACGCAGGATATTTCTTTTCCCAGAATACATCACCGTCAGCCATCAAATCTTGTTTAGTGAAATTAATACTATTCAGATAATCTTTCAATTCATACATAACTAACTGCCTTTGGATTTAAGTTGATATCTGTAGCGTGTTCTACCATATCATCAACTATTTGTTTTATTTCTTCATCTTTTATATTATATAGTTCTAGTTGACCTTCGTCTCCAGGAACATTTCTACTTTCATATTTCTTTTTAAATATTTCTTCTAGTTTCTTATATTGTGTTTCATTAGGAACATAGATTGCATAGTAAATTCTAAAATCATTACCTGGTTGATTACGACTACGAATAAGAGCAGATAGATATTTTGCTCTACCTACTTTTAATAAACCTCTTGCTCTTACATCTGTTTCGTGGTCTTGTATATGACTTCTACCAAAGTATAAACAATACCTTTCGTGTCCTGGTTCTTCGTAACCTTGACCATTTTGTTGTTGAGTAGTATAGCCTTCGTCAATACGCAATTGACAAGCGCCTTTGTAACCTAGACCGATACTCATTTGAATTTACAATTTGCCATTATCTCGGTAAGACAAGCAACCATATTAATTTCTTGGTCTGCAACGAAGGCTGCTTTGTACTGATAACCAGCAAGAATAAGAACAGATTGAGGTATAGATTTTGGGTCTAAACTTTTATGTAATACCTCATAGATATTTCTAAACATAGAAGTAGGTTCTTTGTCTATATTAGAAACAACCCATTTACGCATATCATTAAATCTTTTTTCTTTTAATGTAGTAATAAGTTCTTTATTATTCGCTTCTGATAATGTAAATAAGATACCACTATCAATCTTACCTCTAACTGAATACCTTTGAAGTTCGTTGATAGTTCTTCTAAAATCTGGGAAGTGTTTGATAATTAATTCTGCTAATACTTTTTTATCAAAAGGTATCTTCTCATCATTTAGAACACTTATTAATCTTGTTAATAATTGGTCAGCACATTTCTTTTTCTGACCATTAACTACTTTAAAATCAATAACCGTACACCTTGATTGCAAAGCAGGTATGATTTTATTTCTGAAATTACAAGTAAAAATAAATCTACAATTCTTATGAAACTCTTCCATAAAGTTTCTTAACGCAGGTTGAACACTATCAGCGTTCATATAATCTGCCTCGTCTAATATAATAACTTTATGTGGGGAATCTTCTGTAAGACTTACGGTACTTGCAAAGTTTTTTATCTTTGTTCTCAATGTATCAATTTGACGACCTTCGTCTGAACCATTGATAATAAGATAATCACACTTTAGTTCTTCACACAAAGCACGAGCAACGGTTGTTTTACCTGTGCCTGCTGTACCTGATAAAAGTAAATGACTTATTTGTCCTTGTTTTAGAAAGTTTTGAAAAGTAGTTTTGATATCCTCTGGTAGGATACACTCACTAATTTGTTTTGGGCGATACTTCTCAACCCATAAAAAATCTGCCATAATATATACCTCATAATTTAAATTGTTCCTTGTAGTAGATTTAGTGTCAACGCTAACAAAAATATGAATAGACCGATGGCTACTAAACCTACTATAATTCTACCAAATGTATTTTGTAGATATTTCATTAAAACTCGCTTTCAGGTTCTAATGCAATCCAATATTGTACTGGTTTTTGTCTCGCAACAAAATGACTTATCTTCTGTTTTGAAACAACAACATCATAATCGTCTTCAATCATTTTAAAGTTTTCTGCTTTGAAGTACGCTTTGAAGTTCTTATCAGTTGTACCGATATCAATACTAAACTTATTAGACGCTTTGTTTTTTCTATCATTAGCGACTAATGAAATTGTACTACCATTACCGATAACTTCAATGTCAGGCAAGTTAAGAGTAACCACACCTTTCATTAATTTAGATAAGTTGTCTTTGGTTAATTTAAATGCGATTTCTGTATCAGGCATTGTTATTGTTTTTGTAGGTGCAACAATAACAGATTTATCAGCGAAAGTATATTTACTAGAAGACTTACCGTCTTTTCCAGATATACCTACACTTGTCCCACCATTAAACTTCAATGTTGGAGTTTCAAATAAATCTAAAGTTCTTAAAAACTCTGGCAAGTCATATATTGCAAATTCTTGCTCAAAAGTTTCTTTGATACTAGCAGTTGCCAGTATGTTTTTCATAGTAGAAATTGTATTTAATTTCTCACCAGGTTTAACCAGAATATTCTGATTAATATTCGCAAAGTTTTTTAGTATTGCGATTGTATCGTTAGATAGGTTCATAATAAAGTTTCTCCTTAATTGTTTTCATTATATAATAGTGTGGGTCCTTTGTCAATAGGCGACTAATTATTTCGTAAATAGTCAATAACATTTTTAGGTGTACTTTCAAAGTAAGGGTCATCATCTAATCCTTCGTTATTAATTCCTGGTTCTTGCCACCATTTCTCAACAACTCCGTCATTGATAACAGCCATATATCTCCAAGACCTCATACCGAAACCTAGATGGTTCTTACCTATAAGCATACCCATAAATCGTGTAAAGTTTCCTGAGCCATCTGGTATTAATTTAACACTTGTAATACCCATATGTTTTGCCCAAGCGTTCATTACATAGCTGTCATTAACAGATACACAATAAACTTCATCAACAGCTAGCAGTTTTAACTGACCATACTCCTTTTCAAAAGATGGAAGTTGTTGTGAAGAACAAGTTGGCGTAAATGCACCTGGGAGAGAGAAAAGAACAACACGCTTACCTTTGAAGTAATCGTCTGTTGTCATATTCTTCCACTCGCCACCGATTGCACAGCCGCCGTCTGTTGGTTCTTCGTCACCAACTCTAACTCTAAATGTAACCTTTGGGATTTTCATTCCTTGCATATATTTTCTCCATATTATAATTTAACAAATCAATTCAAAGAATATATCAAATTGTGGTAGGATTGTCAATAGCCTGGCCCGAAGGCCAGACTATCTATTTAAATATTACTTAATCGCAATATTTCTAGGTTTCTTATGGTCAGGGATAATTCTTTCCATAGATACCTTTAAAAGACCGTCTTTCAACTCGGCACCTTTGACTTCTACATCATCAGCGATTGTGAAAGATTTAGAAAAATACCTTTTAGCGATACCTTTATGGATTACTTCGCCATCTTTAGTTTCTTCTTTGTCTTCTTTTTTTGATTTAATTGATAGTACACCTTCTTCAAGGTTTACTTCAATGTCTTTTTTTGAATAACCAGCAAGAGCGATTTCTATATCGTACTTGTTCTTATCAGTTTTCACAATATTGTAATGTGGAAAACTAGGCATACTTGATAACATATCGCCTTCAAACATTTGTTCAAAATGGTCAAAGACATTATCAAATCCTACTGATACTGGTCTTAATTGATTGAAAATAGATAGTGCTTTATGTGTCATTTCTAACCTCCTTTATTAAGCAAAGTTATTTTCTTTATATTACGACACCCTATAAGGCGTGTCATTATTATTTATATAATCACTATTATATAAATGTCAAGTGGCTGTTTCTTTAAAGAGTATACAGCCAAAACTCTAGCGCTTTTGTTCTTTTTTTAGTTGTTGAACAAAGGGACTAATCCCAAACATACAACAGCGACACCGCATTTGATTTTTAAAATCTGGTAGCGGCAACCTTTTACGCCTCACTAGGACTTACGAACAGCCTAGTATAATATATATACGGCGTAAAATCCGTTAATAACCTCTTTGTGCTTTTAACTTCTTCTGTTTTTTCTTCCAGGCAGCAGTCATTTCTTTCTTTTTACGATTTCTTTTATCGCAAGGCTTCTCATAATATTGCCTTTGTCTCAACTCTTTAACAAGACCTGCTTTTTGTACCTTCTTTTTTAGTACACGCATTGCTTGTTCCAAGTTATTATTTCTTACAACAACCGTTATACTCACTTACATTACCTCCTTAACTACCATTAAAAGCGTCTACATCAATACCAACATCTGGTTTTTTGTTAGACTTGTCTTCACTATCTAGTAATAAAACTATGTAGTGTATTGCCTTAAATAAATCCATTTTATTTCTGCCTGCTTTCTTACCATATCTGCATAGGTATTTAATCGCATTTGATTGACAGAAGTCCTTATCTATGTTTAAATGTCTTAACATATCTTGGACTTGAAATCCATCTTTAGTTGAAGAGTAATGCTCTCCATATGTTTTCTTTATATAACTTTTTATCTCATCTAATATTGTATCTTCATTATATTTCATATAGTCCTCTTTGTGTTTATATAGTATGGTAAAAAAGGAGAGGCGCCACTACACGCCTCTCCAAGGACCACACTATGGATAGATTTAGAATTAAACAAGTTCTTCCTCGTCCTCTTCTTCCTCACTATCATTGGACATCATTTGTTGAGCTTTCAAGGCTTCAGCCTTTTGTTCTTCAGCGATACTTTCGGCAGTTGCCCCAGCATCCACTTTAGTATACAAGTCAACAAAAGAAGCTTTTGTATCATCATCAAATCTATTAGTACACAATTCAATTGCCTTCATCTTATTACCGAAGATTGAATATGCTTGAACAATGTGGACTAATCTTCTTGTTGATATAATCTCATCAACCCCACCATCAAAGTAGGTTTTTCTGATTACATCAGCCCAAGTTGATAACTTCTCAACATACTTTTCATCTTTTTTGCCAGCGGCAGCAAGAGTGTTGTTAAGAATTTTCTGCTCTGTTTTTACAGCAGGATATTTCTGTTCAAAGGTAACTGGAAATCTTTCCAGGAACGCTTCGTTCAATATGTTAGTACCGATAAACTTGCCGTCTTCACTACCTTGACCTTTAGTGTTAGCAGTTGCAACAACATTGAAACCTTGAGCAGGTTTAACAAACTTGTTTATCTTTTTAACATAGACACCATTACCTTCTAGGATTGGTTGTAAACACATTATCTTATTAGACGCAAGGTCAATCTCATCAAGGAGCAATATTGCACCTCTCTCCATTGCCTCAATAACAGGACCATTCTGCCACACGGTTTGACCATCTTTAAGTCTGTAACCGCCAAGTAAATCGTCCTCGTCTGTTTCAATAGTAATGTTTACCCTAATCATTTCTCTCTTACTCTCGGCACAAGCCTGAACAACAGAAAAAGTCTTACCGTTACCAGAAAGACCAGTAATGAATATCGGATAAAATCTTTTTGATTTAACAATACTTCTTACATCTGGATGGTTACCAAATGAAACGAAGCCATTGTCTTTTTGTGGAACAATATCACCTTGTAAAGATGAAATCACATAAGCAGCTTCTGATTGTGTTTCAGAAACAACTTCTGGTTTCTTCTCAACTTTAGTTGAAGTATTTGTATCAGACAAAACTTTGTCATTAGATACAGGATCAACGGCAGGGATACCGTCTAAAGGCAATTTATATTCGCCTCTACCAACTCTCAATTCAGGATTTCTTACCAACCATTGTGGTTTGAAATTCATTCCAAGAGACTTGGATACTTTCAATAACTCCTCGTTATTCAAAGTAGGTTTGTTGTACATCTTTTGGGCAGCGTCAACAAACTCTTTTTGTTTAGTGTTCAAAGTTAACATAATGTAGTTCTCCTTTTTTTAGTTTATGTATATATGCTACCATATTTTGATACATATGTCAAGCAAAAAATGAGCATTTTTTCAAGTTTTTTTGTCATATATATCAACGCTTTTTGCATATACTAGGCGACCTGTTTAATAAATTTGTTTAATAATACTCTGGAAACGGTTCTTTGTTTCATTGATTTACTAAACGCTCTTCTGATATCACCTTTTTTAGCGTCTTCTTTTATCTCATCTAGGTTAGCATTTTGTACTTGCATATCTTTACCATTGATTAGATAAAATTCGTTATAACCATATGCTTCAACTGAAGCAGCTTTGTGTTTATTATATTCTGCTCTAACTTTAAGTTTAATCTGGTCTTGCAATTCCCAAGATAATTTATGTTGTCTTTGAGATAATGCGTATCTATCAAACTCCCATCTTCTACTAGATTTTAAAATAAAGAAACCGATAGTAGTAATACCAAATTTCTTTTTAAGTCCAGTCAGTAATAATCCTGTTGTACCACCTTGACCTTTAATTTCTTTTCCTTTAGATAATTTTAAGATACCTTGCGAACCATAACCTCTTTCAGGCATTTCTCTAACAACACCATCAACGGTCATAAAGTTACCTTTGTTATCTCTATTACTATGACCATCAGTTAAAGTAATTAATGAAAGTTTAGACACTTGATACTTTGTTTTAAACAAAGGAACAATCTTGTACATAGTAGCAAGTGCCTCGTTCAAAGGAGTAGAAGAAAGATGAAACTCACTAGGCGGATATAATCTTTCAATGTATTCCAAGTTTCTTCTATATGAATAATTGTCATTGTAATACTTACCATAAGCATATAAGTAAAATAATGATTGGTCTAATTTTTGTTTTTTAATAGTATGATTAGCAATCTCAACTAAATTAAATGCTTCAAACACACTATCACCTGCTTTGAATTTAAAACAAGTTTTCTTATTCTCTTTTGCGTCAAATCTTCTTTCATTCCAAGAAGCATTTTGTATTCTATCTGAAAAGAAATATACTTTAAAAGGTATATTAATTTGTTTACAGAACCAAACTAATTGTAATAATTGGTCAACCGTCTTGCCAATACAATTTGACATACTACCTGACCAATCAAGTAATAAAATCATCCCGTGGTTTTTAGCGTCAGGTATTACTGATAGTCTTTTAAATATGTCTTCTGATATTTTGTATTTGTGTAATTTAAGTGGGTCAATAATTCCAGTCTTGTCAGTAGTCTGCCTCTTGTAACCTTCAGCAGATTTCTTCATTTCAAACTCTTTAACAAGGTATGAAATAGTTGCCTTACTATCTCTTTTGAATTTTTTGTATTCTTCAAAGTTTTGATTAATAGCATTTTTACTATGGTGTTTAACCATATATTCGTTATTAACTTTTAACCAGTTCTTATTAGAATAAACAATCTCATCTAAATTTGCGTCAGGTATTTGAAAGTAATTGTAACCTCTACTTTCACCATCTACATATCTTTGTTGAATTGAATTGTCAATATTGTTTTGAGTTATAGATTTAAGTGGCATATTAATCTTAACATTATCACCACCAGCACCATCAGGATTACCATATTGATTTTTTACTTTATCAGACTTGTCTTCTGAATTTTCTTTTTCACCTTCAGTTTCTTTTGAACCATCGCCGTTTTCTTTTGTTGCGTCTTCTGATTTAGTAGGTTCGTTTTGACTATCGGAATCACTCTTCTCTTGTTCGTTATTCTGGTCAGATGATTTACTATCTGAATTTGATTGTGAATTTTCATCATCTTCCTCTTCTGATTTTTCTTGTTCGCCATACATTTTTACTAAAGGATGACTATCAAAGTCAGGTAATTTTTTAAGACTTTCATTTTGTTTTTTCTGCCAATCAGATAATTTTTTTGCAGCCTCAATAACATCTTTAAAAGTTTTACAACTATCAACTAGGTCTACAAATAATTTGTCTTCATTAGAAAATTTGATACTATCTAATTGTTTTGAAGATTTAAAGTATAGGTTGATTTTATCAATCAACATTAATTCAGTATTTAAATTCTTATTTCTAACATTAAAGAAGTCATCATTCCAAAGAATATTGAAACCATCTTTATAATCTTGTACAACACCAGGATATTTCTTTTGAATTAATTTGTCAATTCTAACATCTTCAATAACATTTATGTAATCTTTAATATCAAGTAAATTATTGTCACCATTTAAACAATTCTTCCACTCTTCAGCAGGAGTATTTAAAGCGTGAGAAACTTCGTGTGCAATTAACATATCATAAACAGCACCTCTAGGATTTTTAAAAACTGGAATAGTAAGTACCCTGTCTTCTAAATTAAAAGAAGCAGTCGCTACATTGTTGTGTTGAATTGTAATGTTTTCTGTAGCAAGTAATTTTGCTAATTGAGATTTGGAATCAATGTTCAAATTCATAGTGTTGTGTCCTTTGTTTATCATTTATACACATATGCTACCATATATTGAAACATATGTCAAGCGAAATATGAGCATTTTTTTAATTTTTTTTAGCGTTGATATATAAGGGTTTTTTAATATATTGTTATAATGACCCTTAAATCGTAGGTTTTCGGCGGGTCTGGAGGGCGCTGGAGGGCGATTACGGCTATCCCACGATAGATTGTATCTAGGGATTTTAGGGTTTTCTAAATATAAACACAGGCTCGTATTTCGCACCACTCTCCTGACTACTCAACTGCAACTTGTATGTATCAGTATGTTCAAAACCTTCTTCAACTGCTAGTCTTACGGTGTCGTCTTCAAATGTTTTATGAGATTTAATGTTCGCTACATTAAGACCCATATACTTACCAGACTTCAAACCGACTTTAACATTTTGTATAGTCTTTCGTAAGAAGCCTTCGTTCCAGTCTTCGTTAGTAGAAAACTGATTAAATGATTGTGCCTCGTCTTCTGAATATTGTTCCCAATTAAAATAAGGTGGACTTGTAAATGCAAAATCTAAACTATTCTCTTTAGGTACAAATGTTTCACTACCTTGTTTATTTAAGAAGTAATGATTATTTGGATTAGCAAAGTCTTCTTTAATCTCTTTTAATCCTTTAAATGTTAGTGTCGCTGGGTCAGTACCTACATAATTAACATTGGATATAATCGCACCTAATATACGACCACCATAACCCATAGACATATCCCAGACTAGTTCGCCTGGTTTCATAAAATTTTGATATAAACAAGCAGCTGCTGTAGGTCTGAAATTAGATACACATTGCGTTCCTGTATATCTTCTTAATAGACTTCTCATTGTACTTTCTGCTTTGTGTTTACTTTCGGCAGATGAATATGTCTCTTCACCATATAGATTATATGCAAGAGGTTTTAAATCGTCTACTTTGTATTTACCAAAGAAAGAACCAGTTAATAGTTTTCTGATACCTTTCTTAAAATGTTCTTCACTCTCAAATATCTCCAT